TCGTTACTCCAAGCTCAACAACCACGAAACCTATGTTTAGTAAACAAGAAAGAATAGGTTATACACTATTGCCATTAGCTAGTGCTTTGTTACAAGGTAAAAGAACTGGTGGTGGATCTATGTTCAATGATACTCTTGCAAGTTTAGGTCAAGGGTTAATGGGAACTACTGAAGTAGCTTTAAAAATAAAACAGTTAGAAGGACAAAGTGCAAAAACTAAAACTACTGCACCTAAACAATATAAGTTACAACCAGGTGTAGGCAAAGTACAAATTGGAAATCAAGTATTTACTCCTGAGATGGGAAGAATAATTAGTTTAGAGGAGGCTACTCTATCTCAATACCCAGTTGACACTTTTGTAGAGGTAGAAAAAGAAACAGATACACAACCTAAATTTGAAACTAAAAAATTCACTTTAAAAACAGATGTAAAATTATCTGATGGAACAGAATACAAACAAGGACAAACAGTAGACTTGTTACCAAAAGATTCTGTGTTTATATATGATAATTATGGAACTACTGCTTTATCAGAAGTTAAAGATGTTGATCCACCAACATCATTAAAACCTATTAGTTTTATGGTAGATATTTTTCAAAAAGGTAGTGATGATATAAAAGCTAATAGAAGGTTTTCATTTGGACAAGCTGATATAGCTAAAGCGTTTTTATTAGCAGAAGCTGAATCTAAACCAAAAAGAGTAACAATTAACTTACCTGGTGGTGTTGAAGAGCAAAGAGTAGTAAGAGACTTAGATTATGTTAAAAATTTAAAGACTATATATGGAGATGAAGTCTTTGAGAGCTTATGGACTTATGCAAATTTAGGTGAAGATTTTTATGCTAATCAAGATAATGAAGTACAACAATCAGAAACAGCTCAAGCAGCTTTAGAAAGACCTGTAGACTATAATGCTCTTAGAATTGGTAAAAGTAGTGATATTGTAATTGCAAGTAGAGTAAACTTACCTGATGCTGCAAAGAAAACCTTAGCTTCTGCAAGTTCAGTTATTCAAGACTTAGCTAATGTAAGAAGAAAACTATTTAAAGATGGTAAATTACAAACAGATATTTTGTTGACTCCAAATGCTGTAAAGGCACTAAAAACTGGGGCTCGTTCTTATGCAAGAAGTATGCAAAGAGCAGTAGAAACTTTACTTAGACAAAGATCAGGTGCAGCCATAACAAAACAAGAATTTGACAGATACCAAAATTTATATGTTCCTACAGTTATAGACTCAGAAGAAGTAGTAAAACAAAAATTATTAGCTATGGAAAGAGAATTTGGAACAATTATCAAACTTATAAGAAGTGATAAAGCAGTTCAAATTTATGATAATGTTAATGACATTATAGTTAATGGTATGTCTCTAGAAGATCAATGGAAAAATGGTGTGTTCAAAGATAACAAAACTATAAAAAACAATCAGGCAGATAACGAAACTGGAGGAGCTTCGATAAACTAATGACAGTATTATCAAATAATAGATTAGCAATTAGTCCAATTCTGATGTTAAAAGATGGAACTATAGCTCCACCAGGTACTCCAGAAAATGACGAAAATGTTGAAACTATTATACCAAAGATTGATTTATCTGAAGGTGCATCAGCATCTTTGAGAGCTAAAGTTGGTAATAGAGATAATCCAGAAGAAAGACTTGCTATTATTAAACAATTCTATCCTGATGCCATACCCACATCAAAAACAATTAATATACAGACAGAAAACCCAAATGATCCTAATAAAACAATCTCAAAAAAAGTTTCTATAGGAGAATACTTAGACATAGGAGATGATAATTTTATATACACTGATATAGTAAATGGAAAAGAAGTACAAAAGGTATACAATGAAAAAGGTTTGAGTGTAGGAGATGTAGCATCTTTTGGCAGAACTATAGCAGAAAATATTGGTGGAACTTTAGCTGGTACTACTGTGACTGTTTTAGGACAATTAGGACCTCAAGCACTTACACCAGAAGAAATATTTACTGTTCCAACAGCTATTGCTCTTGGTTCTGAAAAGGGAGGTCAATTGTATGATAGAGCTGTAGATATGTTAATAACAACAGCAGGTAAAGAGTTGGTTAGCCGAGGAAAGATGTCTAGTCAAATTATTAAAATGTTAACAAATATAGGTATTGAAGCTGCTGGTATAAGGTCTGTTGATGCTTTGGTTGAAGCAGGTAGAAAAGTTACACCAAAAATAGGTCAACTATTGTTAGGTATAGGAAAACAATCAAAAGAAAAAGCAAAAGAGTTAACTAAAAAAGCTGTAAGTTTAGGATTAAAAATACCAACAATAGGTTTAGCTACACAAAGTCCCACAGTTCAATTTATAGAAAAAGTTATGATTAATTCACCTTTAGGAGTGGGTGCGTTTACAAAAAAAATAAAAGAATTTAATGAAGGTGTAAGTAACGCAGTTAGGACAATAGGAAACAAATATGGTAGTGGAAATGTAGAAAAAGATATTATCGGCAAAAGATTATTAGGTGGTGTTCAAGATTATGCTGAAAAAGTTCGTAGAGAAACAGATAGACTATATGGTAAATTAGATGAAGTTTTTCCCAATAGAGTTAATACACCTAATTTACAAGTAATAAAAGATCAATTAGAAGATGACTTGTCTGAGGGAGGTATTAAATCAGCCATACAACCAGTTTTAAATATAGTGTCCGATTTACAAAAAGCATCAAAAGATAAAGATGGGTTAACACTTCTTACTTTACACAAAAGAAGAAGCGAATTATTAAGTATGTTAAGAAATACAAAATCTGAAGGTATGAATCAACAAGTCATTAGAAAATCAATTAAAGATGCGATTGATGCAATTGAAATAGATATGAAATCTGGTATAGAAGCAGTAGGAAGTAAAAAGGCATTAAAAGCATATGAAGATGCAAGTAAGTATGTTAGAGAAACAAAAGGAGAATTAAAAGGTTCATTAAAAGATGTTTTAGATTTTGGTGACAGTGAAAAATTTGATAGAATTTTTAATTTAGCCATAGGACCTTCTGCATTGTCTGGTGGTGGAGAAAAAATTAAAAAAATATTAAAAAATTTAAAACCTAAAGATAGAAATGAATTAGCCTCCTCTATTTTATTTAGATTAGGTGTAAAAAACCCTGATGGTACTTTGCTAGAAGAAGGGTTTAGCCCAAGTACATTTATTACTAATTGGGGTAAAATATCTAACTCTGCAAAAGATGAAATATTTGGCACTACTGGTATAAGAAAAAACGTAGATGATTTATCAGATATATTAAAAAGTTATTTAAGTGGAGAAAAATACGAAAACTTTTCTAGAACTGGTAATGCTATAGGTACACTTGCTTTAGTATACCCTTTATTTAGTGGTCTTGGTGGAGCCACTGGAGCAGCAATTGGAGGAACTGTTGGTGGTGTAATAGGTGGAGGAGGAATGGCTACTATGTCTTTCTCACCGTATTTAATGAGTAAATTATTGACTAGTGAAACTTTTATGAAATCTATTGTTGATGGTGGAAAAGAAGTTTTTAGAAAACCTAATCTATTGGGAACATGGTCAGGTCGATTATTAGATGATATGAGAAAAGAGGCAGAGAGAACAGGAGACACTAGTTTGGTTGATGCTACCGAAGTATATTTACACCAATTACTCTTTGAGAAACCAGTAGATGAAGATGAAACTTCTGAGATAAAAGAATTAGAAGAAACAACAACTATGGCTCAAGCAGATGTACCAAAAGAAACACCACAGCAACCAGTGGGTAATGTACAAGTAACACAACCTAATATTAATATCACACCACCCACGACTCAAGCTCCACCACCACAGATGATGGCTTCTCTCCCTGATCAAAAATCTGTTGGTGGTGGAGGAATTACTAGCGTTGGAAAAAAAGAACAGTTTGGGGGTTTATTTCCTACTGATGATCTTGGTAAACTAATAGCTAGTAGGAAAGCATGATAAAAACTTTAAAAACATTATCACCTTATATCGTAATTGTTGCTACTGCTTTAGTAACATGGGGAAGTTTCTCTGCTCGATTAAATGAGGTAGAAAAAAAAGCTGATAACATTGCAACTATACAACAAGACATTGCAGTGATGAAACAAGATATTAAATGGATGAAAGCTTTTTTACTTAACATGAATAGATGAAGAGTGGTAATCCTTTGCAAAATGAAATTGATAATAGTGGTATAAAAGCAATAGAAGAACAAGACTTAAGTACCGTAGAAGTTAATCCCAACACACAAAATAAACCAAGTGCCTTTCCACAATTTACAGATGAAGCTAAAGCCTCAAGAGGCTTAGAAGATTTTACAAAATTAAAAAAGGGTATAAAACAAGCTCTTCCTTACGCACCTAATTTAATTCAAGAATTTGCACCTGGTGCTGATTTACTAAGACAGTTTGGAATATTAGGAGACATAGGTGGTGAACAAAATTTTCAACCTAGTACACAAGAAAATATATCTGGTGGTATAGAAAAAATAAAACAAGGTGATAAAGTTGGTGGTGGAGTCGATGTGGTTACTGGTGGTTTAGAAACTTTGGGAGCTGCATCAGATGTTATGATGTTAGGTGCTGCTTTTTCAGGACCTTTAGCACCAGTGTTATTAGGAGCTGGTGTAGTATTAAAAGGTTTAACTAAAGGTGGTAAAGCAATACTACAAAGTAAAAAAGGCAAAACTTTTTTTGCAAAAATTAAAGGCAATGACATACAAAATGCAGTTGATGATTCTGGACCTGTAATAGAAGTAGAAGAGATATTAGCAAACAATCCAGAAGATGTAGTTGAGTTAGGTAATGTAGATAATTTACCGATTACTTATACTGGTACTTCTTCAGATATACAGTTAGATATGGACAAAAGAAAAAGTCCTTATAAATCTAGATTAAATGATGTTATTGACACCTTACAAAATAAAGCAACTGGTAAACAGTTTTTGCAAACTTTAAAAAACAAGGGAAATTTTTCTCAAGAAGAGTTAAAACAATCTGGTCTAGAAGATGTATTAAATAATTACGGTGACAGCACCACCACTAAAGCCAATATTCAATCTTACATGAATAGAAATACTCCAGAATTTATTGTAGAGAGAAGAGTAAGAAATCCGTCTGGTGAACAAAATGTTGTAACAGATATGACATTTGATGATGTGGAGGAAATACCTTTTAGTGAAACTGGAAGATATGAAGGTGAGATAGAATCAGCCCAAGAATATGTGTTTGAAAATACAACTGGTTCTCCTGTAAATGATTTATTAGTATATAAATTAAAAGAAAGAGATGGTGTTACTACAGGTCCTGATGAAGCAAACTTTTTTGCATTTGCTGACCAATCTGAAATAAAAAAAGAGACGATAAAAGAGATTGAAGACAATGCAAAAGAACTAGTAAAAGACATTCCTAGTTTTAAAGAGGCTACATCTCAAACAGACTTATTTGACCCTGATAAAAGAAAAAGATTTTTAGAAATGGGAGAAGATGCATATTACGAACAAGCCATCAAAGATAAAAGAGATAAATTAGATAATCAAAGCAGAATTAGTGATTTAGAAGATAGATACTTTCTTGACGGAGGTGGGAATATTATAGACGAATACGCTGCAAGGTCTTACGAAGATAGTCCTGAAATAATTTATAGTGATAATGCTACTGGATATCAAATCATAGGGGATGAATCAATGGGGTATTATTCTATAAGAAATGAAAGAGGGGAATATTTAGAAACAGGTACTGAAACTGCAACAAGTTTAGATGAAGCACGAATACAAGCACAGATAGATGCCAGAGATAGAGGAGTATTAGAATACGAAGATGATATAGATAGTGAAGAATATGCTGAAAAATATGGTAAGACCTTGTTTCATGATTATAAAACAACATTAGGTGATGACGAAACTTATGAAGAATTACCTTATAAAATTAAAAGTAAAATATCTACAAGAGAACCACTTTTTGATTCATACCAAAGCCACTTTCGTCAAGCTAATAATGTGGGTCATTTAAGAACTACCTTAATTAATCCTAGCTCACCACAAGCAAAAAACAGAGATATATTTTTAGTAGAAGAGTTTCAACAAGACCCAGTGAATGTTGCTAAAAAAGAAGATGGTTATAAACCAAGTAAAGACGATATTGCTGAAATAAAAAAAATAGTTGGAAATGATAAAATTGGTCAAAACACAAGAGGNATTATTAACATTACAGATGGTGATGGAACTTTATATAGTTTTGATACTGATTTTNNAGATTTAAGTTCTTCAACTGGTTTTTCAAATACTAGAATGATTGAAGGTCAAGGCACAACCATGACTAAACATCCTAAGAGTGATGAGATCATGGAATACCTTGTAAAAAATAATGTAAATCCAGCAGGTTCTGTAAGTGGAAATATACCAAATAAAAACGATGGTTATAAATTTAATTTTAGACTAGCCTTATCAGAAGCAGTGGATAAAAACCAATCACATATGCATTATGTAGCAGGTGAAACTCACGCACTACGGTATGGTGAAGCTTTACCTATAGACAGCTTTGATAGAGTGCCAAATAAATTATTAAAAGACGAATATAAAACATTTGTTAGAGAAACAAAAGAAGGTAGATATAATGATGATAGACTACGTTATAACACAGAGACAGGTGACTCTCGTGCAGAATATGTAGCAGGTCGAGATGGTACTGAAATAGCTGTACCTTTTAATCCAGATAGAATGAGTCCGAAATACAAAGGTAAACTTGAAGCTTATGCTTCAAACAAAACGGAAGATGATTTCTTTGATGACATTATAATGGTAGACATAAACCATTCACAAAAAGATAGAGGAGAAGTTAGAAAGCACCATCTAATGGTAGACAAAAATACAGATGAAATACTAGGTGTGTTTTATTCAGAACGAAACCCAAACGTCAGTAGACCCTCGCAACAAGGTGCTGGTAAAATGTTTCATGGAGGTGAAGTAACGATAGATGATGGAAATGTTAGTCGTATAACAAACAGAAAAAGAGAAATGGGTGATTCTTTTCAATTAGCAGAAAGTGATTATGCATTTCAAGGTAAAAGAGCATTACCAGATAAAATATCAGACCTTCTTACAAAGGATGAACTTGCAAAACTTAAAAAAGATAGTACAGAAGGAGACTATCTTGATGCATATGCTGACGTTAGTACAGAAGGTAGAGTAGTTGGTGGAGAGGGTAAGAAAAAATTATACAACAAAATGATAAAAAAATATGGAGAAACTTATCTTAAAAAAATCGATCCTAAGGCTAAGATTTATTTTGAATTAATGGAGGATAAAACAGGTAATCAAATTCCAACTTATGGTTTTGAAATCACTGATAAAATTAGAAAACATATTTTAACTGAGGGTATAGAAAGTTTTAATAAAGGTGGTGCTGTAATTATTTTAAAAGATAAAAAAATAAATAAAGAAATAAAAAAACCAATAACAACACCTATAAAAAAATCTTATGGAGGTTTTGTAGAAAAGAACACCTATGATTGGGTGTATCGAGATGGTTGAGCCGATATCCACTGCCCTCGCTGGAATTGCATTAGTTACTAAAAGTGTTGAGTTTGTAAAAAAAAATATCAGTACCTGTCAGGATATTGGTGAATTAATTGGTCATGTAGAAAACGCTTTTGAAGGTCAGAAAAAAGTTATTAAAGAAAGAGAAAAAAAAGGTGCTGACCCTTTTGAAACTGATACCAAAAAAATAGCCCAGGAGATAATAAACGCTAAATTAGCCCAGGAGCACTTGTATACCCTCAAGCAATTAATTAATGCCAGGTTTGGTTATGGCACTTGGGAGTATATTCTCGAAGAACGTAAAAAAAGAATAGACAAGAGAAAAAAAGCGATAAAAGAAGCACGAGCCAAGGCACTAAAGAAACAACAAGAAATTATGGAGTATGTTAAGTGGGGTTTTATTGCCATTGCAACAATAGCCTTTATAAGCGTATCTTTACTAGTTACATTAAAATTTTTTGTTACACTAACACCACCTTTATATGCTCATGAAGTAAAACATGATGACGGAAGTTGTCTTATTTATAGCCCACGATATTTTCTTATGTGCATCAATGAATCAAGAGAATATGCTGATACACAAGTATATTTAGATTATTTAAAAAACCGTAGTGAGTGGCTTGAGGTAGAGGACTAAACATAGTATAATATGTAAATAAATCCGTTTAACTCTTTTGAGTTGGAAGTAAGCATGTAGCTGAAGAAACGCATTATCTTGAAGGAGGTGATGTGTATGAGTAAAATGGCTTTATGGTACTTTAAAAAAGAACAAGATTTATATAAACAAAAAAAACTATTAAGGAGTTTATTATGTGGAAAAAACCAGAGATAAAAGAAATTAGTGTAGGTTTAGAAATAAACTGTTATGCTTGTGCAGAAATATAAGGAGTATATGCAATGAAAAAAAGTAAAGGTTACGCTAAAGGTGGAGCTAAGATGATGAAAGCTATGAGAGGTAGAATGGCTGACAAACCTATGGGTAATGGCAATATGCCTAAAGGTACTAGAGCAAGACCTATGAAAGCTATGAAAGGAAAGATGGCTTCTAAAGGTTACGCCAAAGGTGGAGCAAAAATGATGAAAGCTAANTCTGGTAAAATNGCTNACATGTCTTTAGCACAAGCAAAAAAAGTATTAAAAGCAAACAATATGAAAGCAGTTAAAGTATAATTTACTTGCTTAGTTTTTAATTTTATTTAATATAGGGTATGGCTTATCTTACAGCGAACATACCCTATTTTAAATGTTGGGTTCGAAAAGAGTTCACACACAATCACTCCAAGTTTGAAGGTGAATTTATTCACGCATTAGCAATAGCTGTTACTGCTATTCCAGATAGGTCATTATCTTTTCAAGTAGTTTTTACTGGTTGTGAAGATGAAGACAACAGACTAGACAGTCCTCATGGTGGTGCAATGTGGGCTCGTATGCCAATACAAGCTTTAGTTGCTGATGAAATATTAGAACAATTCCCTTCCAGAATCCCTAACCATTTCATTCAACCTTGGGACTGTGCTAGTCGTGATTTTGGTATTGTACGTTACGACAGAACAAGTAGTAGTCCTTGGATTACAAAAATAGATGGTGGTTTTCATAATGCTAAATATTATTTTACAATTGATTACACAAACGGTGATGACATAAATGCTTTAGGTGATGACGTTGCACAACACAAACAGTCTCACATATTAGCTATAACTAGTGGTGAGTTTAAAGGTCAAATCGTAGCTCAACCAAACAACAGAGTTCGTGTCACAAATCCAGCGATGTGGGTAACTGGATCTGGTGCTCCAGATTTTCTTCCAAGTCAATATGAGTTTAGTGCTGAAGAAGATGAGAGTTACATGAACCCTGAATATACTTTTGATAATTTATACGCAAAAAAAAAGGAGACTAAGTAGTCTCCCTTTCAACGTGGTTTGCTATGTTCTCCAACAAACTTGGTGAGGTATCTGGTTTACCATATTGATCAGAAACTTTATTGCTAACTATTTCTTCACCATCTTTTAAAGTCAACCAAACTTCATCGTTGTGGTCAGGTGTAGTTAACCAATTTATAACCCTCTCATTGATTACTACATTAGGTCCATGATCCATTCTTAAATTGTCTAAGAAATCAAAAAACTTATCATCTCCTAAACCATCGCCTAATATATTTATGCCTTCTTTATTATGGATAGGTTTAGTTAATATTTTTTTTAACCTATCTTTATCTACATGCCAAGTTCCCATTATTTTTCTCCTTTGTTGTTTTCTGCATAAGACATTGCTACATTTTTATCGGCAAAATACATAATGTCTGTATTAGTATCTATAAAATTTCCTCTTAACAAAACTATAGGTTTAACCTCATTAGTTTGTTTATCTAATTGATAGATCGTTACTTTTTTAGTCATATAATGTCCTTTCAAATTTTATTAATATTTATAACTTACTAAATCTGCTTCTAATTTTTTATAATCTTTTTTATCTAAAGTGTGGCTTTTGGGCAAATAATTGAAATTTGATAACTTTGCTTTTTTCAATGCATTGTTCCATAATTTAAGAGCCCTATTATCGTGAAAACCTACATAATCATTATGTAGTACTGAAAATTGTTTCTCTAAATTATGTGTTAATATATTAGATAATTCTGTTACGCTTTTAGTTCCCCAAATTGTGCCGTCTGTTTTAATAACCATAACTTTATCATTTGTTAATTTTACTAATTTTATTTTACTTATTGTCATTTTATTCTCCTTTGTTTTATATAATAAATGTAGCACATTAAGATGTGATGTACAAACACACCCTTGTAACACGCAGAAATCTAGGCTTTTGTAAAAGCTACAAAATTCAAAAATGACGAATCGATTCTATTCTAAAAAATCCAACACTTCTTCTCCTAGTGTTTTAGCTGATATTGTGATCTTTTCTTTAAGTGCTTTAATTATAAACTCATCTATTGTTTTAATAGCTACTAGATCAATGTAAGTAACCTTGTCTGCTGTCTGACCACTTCTATGATTACGAGCTTCTGCTTGTAGTCTCTCTTCTAAGTTATAAGAGTTGTTAAAAAATATCTGATAGCTAGAGGCATTTAAAGTTAATCCATATCCACCAACACTTGGATTACTAACCAAGAACCTCGCACCACGAGGATTGTTAAAAGTATCAACTACGTCTGCTCTGTTTTTAGTACCACCGTATAAACTGACTACACTATCTTCACCGTATTTCTTTTGTAGTGTCTCTTCTATTTTTTTAAGAGAATATCTAAATGATGCCCATATAATAATCTTACCTTCTATCTCTTCAACGACATTTAATAACTCATTTAATTTGGCACTAGGTAATTCTATAAGTTTACCATCATCACTGTATAAAAAACCAGAGCACACTTGTTGTAGTTTTGCTATCTCTGTTAGCTTATTATGTATCGATGATTGCTTATCTTGAATCACGACCCTCGCATGTTGCTTTAATATTTCGTAAGTATCTCTTTGCTCATTAGTTAAAAATATATTTCTTCTTTGCCAAATTTGTGGTGGTAAATCTAAGCAATCTTTTTTAAGAACTCTGTGAGTAAAATTAAGAATTTTTTCTTCTAGTTGNTCTAAGTTAATNTAATAAATTGGAAACTCTATTTTTCTATTTCCACCAACTGGTCTACTATCCATGACACAGTAACGAGCTCTAAANGCATAGAATGATTTAAACCCTAATAACATTTCATCTAAGAAAGCAAACTGACTCCATAAATCTAATGGAGATTTTGTAACTGGAGTTCCAGTTAATATTCTTTTGTATCGAACACCTTTACCTAATTTAATTATATTTTTAGTTCTTTTAGCAGTACGATTTTTNATAGTAGTAGATTCATCTATNACCATCATTGTTTCTAATCCGTTTTTTTCAACTAAATCTAAACCTTTATTATATCCTGACTTATGACTAAAAGCTTCTACGTTCATTAGATACCAATTTAAACAATCTTTTCTTGGTGCATATTTCTTATCTATCTTNTGTTGGTAAATATAATTCTTTGCTGAAGAATGAGTTTTAATTTCTTTTTTCCAATTTGTATAAACACTGTTTGGTGCTATGACATAAACAGTATTAAGTAAATTTGTATTGTATAAATAAACTGCATTGTCTATTGTAACTTTTGTTTTACCTGTTCCTTGTTCCATAAAAAAACCAAACACTCTTTGAGTAGCACCTTTTCTAAGTGCTACTCTTTGATGTTCATAAGGTTTTGTTTTGTAATTATGTGACATTAATATTTAACAACCTCATATGTTTTTTTACTTTTTGGTTTAACAATTAAATAAGTTGATATCACTAATCTTGAATTTAATCTACTACCAACTGATTTTGCTGAAGAGATAGCATTTGTCTTTGCATATCTTAAAGCAGATTTTATTTCGTTATCTTCATACTGAGGTAATTGTTTTCTTAACTTACCAAAAGTATTATGACCTTGTTCAATTAACACCCTTATGTCACTAGCTACTTGTTCTTTAAATGCCATTGTTAAAGGAACTTTTCTTTGTACACCATTTATAATCATTATATTCTCCTTTCAGAAGTGGCTTATGCCACTTCCTTTTTCTCTTCTGTTATTTGTAAACTATCTAAATGTGCAATTGCCTTAGTTGATTTGTTAATAGCTTTTATAACTTGCTCTGGTTTATCTTCAAGATTTTTAATCCAACTATTTACATATTTTAAGTGATCTTCTCTTACTGTTTGAGATATACCTAAGATTGATGATAAAATTGCTGAACCAGTTTCTGCAACTAACTCTTCAATTGCATAAGCTTCAGTTCCAAAGAAACCAGAAAAATCTCTCTTACATCTATTCTCGTGTCCTGTCCAATGAACAAGTTCGTGTAATAATGTACCATAGTATTCTTCAGTACCTAAAAAAGATTCCTTAGAAGGCATTTGTATTTTATCAAAATTAGGTGAGTAATAAGCTCTGTCTCCACCATGAGATATTTCTGCTCCAGTATTTTCTACATACTCATCAACAATTTTTAAAGCTTTTGCTTTGTTAGGTGCTTGAGCTTTTTTAACTTCATAACCTTCTACTTGATTAGCGTTAAATACTGCGTGAGGTTTTAAATACCAAATCTTTTTCTTTTTTGGATTACCAAACTCATCTACTTTATTTTTATCATTAACTTCAAATAAAGTATTAAAAAATACATAAGAACACTTTTCATTTTTTTTCAATCTGTGCCCCATGTCATTCCACATTTTAAAAGTTCCCCACTCATTGTTATCATAATTATGTATTTCTCTATCTAACAATAAATTAATAATATTAAAACCATTGTAAGAGCTTCTTGATTTAGCATTAATAGGTAAACCACTTTCTAATGATTTCCATATCTTACTTTTTTTCCAATCCCCTTTTTGAGTTTTAAGAGCTTCGATAAATTTATTAGCTACTTTGTCGATGATTTGTTTTCTAGTTTGTTTTACTTTTCTTTTTTTCATTTGTTTATCCTTTGTTTTTTGTAAGAAAAATGCCTTACGAATCAATACTAATCGAAAAATGAAATATTGTCAAATTATATCTCATTGTGATAAGTCTTAGTTTTCATAGGGTACGACCCTACCAAATATTTTTATTTGACTTAACCTGATTTGTTTTGTACAAATGATTCAGAAAGGAGGTCTTATGGACTTACGAAAAGAAGCGAAGAAGCTGACGACTGAATTAAACACAGACAGTTTAGCTGACATTACTTCAGAATGTAATAAGTTAATGACACTTCAAGATGAAATAAAAAATACTGAGGAAAGATTGAAAGAGTTACAATCTCAGGAAAGAAATTTATCTCAAGAAGTGATTCCTAATTTATTACATCAAACTGGTGTCAGTGAAATTAAGACAACTGATGGTGCGACAGTTCAGGTAAAACCTTTTATTAAAGCATCCATTACAAAAGCAAATCAAGAACGTGCTTTTACATGGTTACGAGATAATGGGTTTGAAGACATTATAAAGAATCAATTAGCTGTTAATTTTAAAAAGAGTGAAGACAATATGGCTTCAGATATTTTTGAAGATTTAAAAGCTAAGGGATTAAATGTCAACAGAGAAGAAAAAGTAAATACAAATACTTTAACTGCCACCTTTAGAGAATTAATTTTAGAAAAAGGCGAAGCAGTTCCAAGTGATGTGTTTTCTATTTATCAATCAAATAAAACTAAAATAATAAGGAGTTAATATGGAAGCGACTATAGATAAGACAAACAACCAAGTAGTAATTGAAGATAAAAAATTACCTACTAAAACTAAAATAAGTTTAAGAGGAAGTGCTGGTCAAGGCATGGAAAAAATAACTGCCAAAGATCAGAAGTTACCAATACTTAAACTACTACATTCTTCTAGTCCAGTTTTAGAAGAGGGTAATCCTAAGTATAACGCTGATGCAAAAATTGGTGATATATATAATGAGGTAACAAATACATTGTACGGTAAAAGTATAATGGTTGTTCCTTGTTACTATATTAATACTTACAATGAATGGGCTGACCGAGGTGAAGGAACTGGAAGACCAACTGTTCATTTAAAGTTTGATATGGATCAAACAACAAGAGATGACCAACAAAAAGATAGATTAGAAAATGGACATTATGTTGAAGATACTGGTAATCATTTTTGTTATATAGTTGATGCAAAAACATATGCTCCAATTGAGTCTGTTTTAATTACTATGAAATCTTCACAAAAGAAAAAGTCTGCAAGTTGGAATACTTTAACGACTACTAAAACTAAAACAGATGACCAAGGTAGTTTTGTACCACCTTTATGGAGTTCTGTTTATAAACTTTCTACTGTCAAAGAAGAGAATGTTCAGAAAGGACATAAGTGGCATGGTTGGTCTATTGAGTTTCATAAGTGGTTGGATGAAGGTAAAGATGATGAGATCATGGCAACAACTTCAGCTTTCTATGAAGCAGTATCAAAAAATAATATTTTTGGTAAAGTGGATTATGAATCTGGTCAAGATATAGTTTCAGAGACTAAACCTGAACCGATGTCAAAACCAGTTCAAGTTGAAAATCAATCAGACGATACTCCGTTTTAAGTAAATGGAAAAACTCTTTGAACTTTTCAAAGGGAACTCTAGCTCCTACATCAAGTCCACTGTAAACGGTGAGCTTGATGAAAGGGGTAAGAGGATAACTTCTTATACAACGGTACACGAACCAGTGACCTTGTCTGAATGGCAACAGCACTTAGACGGTAAAATAAGAATTGGTTTTAAACCAGAAGAAGATGGTATGTGTATGTGGGGTTGTATAGATGTTGACCCTAGTAGTTATACAAACTACTCACAGAAAAAGTACGTTGATATTATAAAGAATTTTAAATTACCTTTAGTTGCAATTAAATCAAAATCAGGTGGTTTACATATCTTTGTTTTTTTTAAGCAATGGGCTGATGTACAAAAAACATCTGAGAAACTTAAAAAGATAAATGATAAATATTTTATGGCACAAGAAATATTCCCATGTAATAAAGCATTGAATATGCCTTATCAAAATATGAATGGAACAATGGAGTATGCTTACGATGATGATAACAATCCAATACTTATAGAAAAATTTATAGAAATTGCACAACAAAAAAAAATAGATCCAGAAGATTTTTATAAATTTAGAATAAAAGAATACGAACCAGAAAGTATGTGGAATACATATGCTCCATGTGTACAGAAATTAATACAAGAGAAGTGGGAAGGTAATAACAGAAATAATTATTTATTTAATGTCTTGGTTTTAGAAATGAAAAAGAATAACGCTAACACAGTAGCTGAGTTGGAAGAAATTGGTCACAATAGAAACAGTCAAATATTTCATAATCCATTACCAAGAAATGAAGTTACACAATTAGCAAAGAGTGTACATAAAAGTAATTATGATTTTCAGTGTCCACCAAAACATCCAGAGTATGCACCGATATGTAATAAAGAATTATGTAAACAAAGACGATTAGGTATTGGTGAAGCAATACCAGAAGTTATCGATGAGTTTACAGACATTACTTTTATAAGAGATACAAAGACCATTTGGTATGAGTTCAACTACCACGATCAACGGATCACTGTGCAACCAGAAGATATGAAAGATGAGAAAACATTTAGAACAAGATTATTAAGATACAGAGTTTTTTGGATGACCTTACCTAAAAGTAAGAAAGGTCCTAATCCATTTGAATTGCTTATGAAAGGTATTGTAGAAAGATCAATAGAAGATTCGCAACATAAGTTTGAAGACACTTTAGAGGAAGAGAAATATAATACATTAAAGAAGTTTTTTGAGAGCCACATAGAGCAAGATAACTACGACAAATTAAAAGATGGGTATGTGGTTTTAGACACAACAAGTAATGTATGTTATTTTAAGAAGATTACCTTAGATAAGTTTATTAAGAAAAATGCTTCTCGTATGTTTAATACAACTACAGATGCTCTAAGGTTATTAGGATGTAAAAGAAAAGACTACCATGAAGGTGAAAAGAATATTTGGTTTGTAACACTACCAGAGTTTATATCTCATGAAAGTATTAAACCAAAAACAAAGGATAACGTAACGGAGTTAGATGAAGAGTATCATGACAAGTTCAGGTCTACAGAAACAGAAGGCGATACACAAAAAGACAATTAAGATATACGGTCCACCTGGTACTGGTAAAACCTATACATTAATTGAACGTATCTTAAAAAGATATTTAGGTAAGGGTGTTCATCCTAATGACATTGCTTACATATCGTTTACAAACAAAGCAGTAAATGAAGCGATAGATAGAGCTATTAATACGTTTACTAATTTTGATGTGAAAGACTTTGAACGATTTAAAACCTTACATAAGTATTGTAGACGATATTTTGAAGAAGAAGTTTTTGATCCTAAAAATTGTATGATTGATTTTGCTTTACAAAACAAGATTATAAAAACATCAGACAATCGTTTAGCTGACGATGGCTTTATATATAAAGACTGGTCGTTAGGTGTGTATGACAAAGCACGAAACACGATGCAAGATCCTGTGCTTACTTACAAAAAAGAAAGTTACAAAAAAGATTCCTTAGATATTTATTTGAGAAAGATTTCTACTTACGAGCACTATAAGAAAGATAGCTTTATAGATTTTACTGACATGATATCTAGAGCTATTGATGAAGTAGANTTTCCTAAACTTAAACTTTTNATATTGGATGAGGCACAAGACTTTACACCACTACAGTGGTCTTTGATATATAAGATGGTGGATAACGTAGATAGAATAATTATAGCTGGTGATGATGATCAAAGTATCTATGGATGGAATGGAAGTGATCACCGATACTTCACTACATACTTTCCTGGTCGTAAAGTAATTCTTAGAAAAACAAAACGGTTTGGTGAAGCTATCTATAAATTCTCTCAGATAATTCGTAAAGGTATCATTAATAGTTTAGAGAAAGAATACTATCCATCTGATAAAGAAAGCTACGTAAAACGATATCTTAATTTTAGAGAAGTCCCTTTAAACTTAGAAGGTACATGGTACATATTAGGTAGAGTAAACTCTGTGGTAAATGAATTACGAATGATGGCAAAAGATGCTGGTTTATATTTTGCTGATAATCGTGGTAATAAATCTTTTGATAAAAAACAATGGGAAGCTATAGTAAGTTGGACAAAGATTAGTAAAGGCAAAAGTATCACGAAACACGAAGCAGAGAATATGTTTAAGTACATCAGAGAGATAAAAGATAGCTCGTATCGTTCTGTAAAGTTTTGGGTTAACTTACCAGATACACAAGAGTATGACTTTGATGGTTTGATTGACTGGTGTGGTTTAGAGTTAAGTGACGAAGCTTACAGTAAACCTTGGTACGACATATTGAAAAGAAACTTTCATACACCACAGGTAACATACTTTGTAAGGTTGTTACAACGATACGGTCAGAAGACATTAAATGAAGACCCACAAATTATTATAGATACTATTCATTCAGTAAAAGGTGGTGAAGCTGACAACGTACTACTGTATTCAAAAACAAATTGGATCTCTTCCTTTCAAAATAAAAACCCTCAAGAGAAGTCAGAAGAACGTAAGGTGTATTATGTTGGAGTAACAAGAGCTAAGAAAAGATTACATTTATTAGGAACAGACTATAGGTATAACTATCCTATGGGTGTAGACTATTTAACTTATATTAAGGAGGGTAAATGAATTGTTGGTACTGTCATACTAAATTAATTTGGGGAGGTGACCATGATATTGAAGGTGATAAAGATTATAGCATCGTTACTAATTTATCTTGTCCTCGATGTGGAAGTTATGTAGAGGTTTATTATCCAAAAGAGAAACCAAAAAAGAAAGGAAATATATATGAATTTAAAAAAAATAATGGAAGATAAAAAAATAGATGTACATCAAATGGCTTCTGATTTAGGTGTGTCATCTACACACATAATAAATTTAGTAGCTAATAGATATAACCCAAGTTTAAAACTTTTAAAAAAAATAAGAGAAGTTTATAACATACCTTTAGGAGGAGAGTAATGGATGTAAAACATAATATATATGGTATATTTCCTACTCCTATTTATATTTCAAAATTAAATAAATTTACTAAACAAGAATTAAATTATGTAGATAAGTTAAGTTTAAACGTTAATAAAAATGTGGGAAATGTAAGTTCTAAAAATTCTTATGTCTTAAATGATAAACCTTTTAATAATATTAAAAAACAATTATTAAACCATATTACAAAATATTTTGATGAAGTTATATCTACATCTGATAAAATAGTTCCATACATAACACAATCATGGCTTAACTATACTAAAGAAAATGAGTACCATCATTCTCATGCTCATCCAAATTCATTTGTATCTGGTGTTTTATACATAAATGCAAACAAAGAAAACGATAAAATTGTATTTGAAAAAAATAAATATCAAGCAATAGATTTAACAAAAAAAGATTTTAATTTATATAATAGTGATACTTGGTTTTTTCCTGTTCATACTAGCGACTTAATCATGTTTCCTTCAGATACAATGCACAAGGTTGAATATAAGAGAGGAGATAATATTAGAACAAGTATAGCTTTTAATATTTATATTAAAGGAATAGTAGGCGATTCAATAAAATTAACAGAGTTAAAATTATTACAGAAGGGAGGGTAACATGGAATTTTTATTAATATACACTTTGATATATACAATCATAGGCTTACAAAATTCAGGAGTATTATAATGGGTAAGTATCAAATTAATTACAGAATGGAATTTAAATCACGACCCACGAAAACTGATGTAGAAAACAAATTGTTTGACTTATTACGAGATGGATTTACACTGAAAACGGTAGCTGAGTTAGATTACGACAAAGAAGTTCTAAAAAAAAAGGGTAAAAATGAAATCAAATATATGGGACAAAGGTAGTGCACATTATAAAAAATTTGCAATACAACCATCGCAGTTTATAAATAAAAATAAATTACAATTTGCTGAAGGTAATGTCATAAAATATATTTGTAGACATCCTGAGAAAGGTAAGAAAGAAGATATCTTAAAAGCTATTCATTATTGTGAGATGATACTGGAAAGAGATTACTCATAATGCAATTAGTATTTCCATTACAAAAGAAAACAATGTGGTCTCCACCAATAGAGTATAAAGACTTATCTAGTGCTACAGAAATAGCTATTGATTTAGAAACAAGAGACGATGGAATTAACAACGGTCTTGGAGCTGGTTGGGCTATGGGTAAAGGTGAGATAATTGGTATAGCAATAGCTACAGAATCTTTTAGTGCTTACTATCCATTTGGTCATTTAGGTGGTGGTAATTTAATTAAAGAACAGGTGTTAAAATACATGCATGATATTTGTGCCTTGCCTTGTCGTAAAATATTTCACAATGCTCAGTATGATGTAGGTTGGTTACAAGCTTATGGAATAAAAATAAACGGTGAGATTGTAGATACAATGATCGCTGGTGCCTTGTTAGATGAGAATAGATATAGTTACTCCCTCAACGCATTAGCAAAAGAGTATCTTGGTGAGATAAAAGCTGAGACAGATTTAAGAGAGAGTGCTTCCTTATACGGTGTAGATCCAAAGTCAGAGATGTGGAAACTACCCTCGGAGAGTGTGGGATTTTATGCTCAAGAAGATGCACGTCTCACGTATGACTTATGGAAAAGATTTAAACATGAGATAAGTAAACAGAACCTTGGAACTATCTGGCAGTTAGAAAGAGACTTACTACCACACTTAATAGAGATGAGAAGAAGAGGTATTAGAGTAGATGTAGAAGGTGCTGAGAAATTAAAAGAAACTTTTAAAACAAAAGAAAAAGAAGCGTTACAATCTATCCATAAAATGGTGGGTAAAGATGTTGATATATGGGCAGCTAGAAGTATAGCAACTGCATACGATAAACTAGGTGTAGACTATCCACGCACTGCTAAAACTAATGAACCTAGTTTTACACAAGCTTGGTTAAACGAAAACAAAAGCGACATATCAAAGCTTATTGTTAACGCTAGAGAATTAAATAAATTTCATAACACTTTTATTAATAGTATTTTAAAGTATACACACAAAGGTAGAATACATGGTGAGATAAACCAACTACGAAGTGATAACGGTGGTACGGTTAGTGGTAGGTTATCTATGAACAATCCTAACTTACAACAATTACCAGCTCGTAATAAAGAATACGGTGCTTTGATACGAGGATTGTTTTTACCAGAAGAAGGTGAGAAGTGGGTTGCTTTAGATTACTCGCAACAGGAACCACGCATCGCTGTTCATTATGGTAAAGCAATTGGTTATGACGGAGCTGAAGAAATAGTTCAAGCTTATAAAGATAGTGAAGCAGACTTTCATCAAACAGTAGCAGACATTTGTGGCATCGATAGAAAAAGTGCAAAAGCAATTAGTTTAGGTTTGATGTATGGTATGGGTAAAAATAAGTTAGCTAATATGTTAGGATTAACTTTTGATGAAGCATCTTTACTTGTTAATAAATATAATCGAAAGGTACCATTCTTAAAACAACTTGCAGATAAGTGTTCAGAGAAGGCAAATAATGAAGGAGTGATTCGCACTAAGCTTGGAAGAAAGTGTCGCTTTGATATGTGGGAACCAAAAGATTGGGGTGTACATACACCAGAAAGATTTGAAAATGCCTCAGCAAAGTATGGTCAAAAAAATATTAAAAGAGCTTTTACATACAAGGCACTAAATAGATTAATACAAGGTAGTAGTGCTGATCAAGTTAAACAAGCAATATTAAATTGTGCTAAAATAGGTCACATACCGTTACTACAAGTGCATGATGAATTGTGTTTTAGTATTAAGGATAAAAAGGATATAGAGCTTATAAAGAGTGAGATGGAGGGCTGTGTGGAGTTTCTAGTTCCAATGAAAGTAGACGTTGCGATAGGTGATAATTTCGGAGAAACTATCTAATCGTTTATCTGATTATGGTGTCTTGTCTTCATAGTTTCTTGATCGTGGACTATAATCTTTTTTCTAATGTTTGACAAAGCTTTATCAAGATATACCATCTGATTTGTGTACACTCCATTGTGCTTATACATTTTAGTCCAAAGGTGCTCAAGAGCTATTTTTTCTTCTAACAAATTATCCATTTTGTTCCCTTGTTTTATTTAATATTACATTACGATAGTAAAATGTGTCAATCCATCTTGACTTTTCTTATCCTATCACTAAACTAATTATACAATTTAGCAAAGGAGAAAATGATGTGTAGTTTATCAGATGTAAACGAATCAGTTATAAATGAAATGAAAGAAGATGGTAATTTATTATGTATTTATACTGAATATAAAAAATATCATAGATTACTAAGTGACGCAGAGTGGGAAGGTCGTATTGACGACATTTCTTTTATTCAACATCAACTAGACCACTATAAAAAATTAATTGATGATGGACAAACATACGAACCAAAATTTTAAAAGGAGAATATTATGGATACTACTAAATGGAGAACTGTCGCTATTAGCATTGGTGATTATAAAATATTAAAAGGCTTATGTAACAAAACACATAGGGCACCAGCTAAGATGATTGCTAAATTAATAGAGTCACATTTGATTTACATATCAAAGAAAGAACAGGTAAAATTAGATAAACTTAAAAGTAATTTATCAGAAGGTATTGAATGACTGATAGTCAGTTAAGTTTTTTTTCAGCCAGTCATAACAATCATCATCAAGAAGAGTATACCGATTTACCAGAGTATAATAATATTGATGAGGCAGATGCAAAGATTACTTTAACTTTTAAATTTAGAACCGAAGAAGATTATTTAGATTTTAAAGAACAAGTTAAAAGTAAAATTTATAATGGTGATAAATTTATAGATGGCAACCAAGGTATTACAGAAAAACAATCTTGGTATCCGTTAAATAAAAAAGAAAGTCATCATATCGTTGTTGACGAAAAAAAATTAAATCCTCGATATCCAGTGTACATTGTTTCAAAGGGTCGATATAAGCGTAATCCAACTATTATAACTTTGCAAAGAATGAATGTACCTTTTTATGTGGTAGTAGAAAAGCAAGAGTATGAACAGTATGCAAAAATTGTAAATAAAGATCAGTTATTAATATTACCACAATCATATAAAGATAATTACGATACATTCTGGAAGGATGACGATCCACGAACAGGGCCTGGCAGTGCAAGAAACTTTGCATGGGAACATTCGATGCAAAATGGTTTTGATTGGCATTGGGTTTTAGACGATAATATTGAATCTTTTAATTACTTTAACAATAACATGAGAGCTTATTGTACTACTGGAGCTTGTTTTTATATTTGCGAAGAGTTTGTACTACGATATGAGAACATTGCTGTTAGTGGAATGAATTACGCTAACTTTTGCCATAGACACGAAGCACGACCACCATTACTAATTAACACAAGAATTTATAGTTGTTTATTAATAAGAAACGATATTCCTTATCGATGGAGAGGTCGATATAATGAAGACACCGATCTTTCAATTCGTGTGATGAAAGACGGTTGGTGCACTGTTCAGTTTAGTAATTTCTTGCAAGGTAAAATGTCCACGCAAAAAATGAAAGGTGGTAATACTGATGAATTTTATGATCCAGAAGGCACTAAAAAGAAAAGTCAAATGTTAGTAGATATGCATCCAGACATTACTGTGCTGACACATAAATTTAATCGATGGCATCATCACGTTAATTATAAAGTGTTTAAAAAAAATAAATTAAAACGTAAAAAGTCTTTTGTATCAAAACAGAAAATAAATAACTATGGTATATATATAAAAGACATAAAAAAACATTATACTAATTTATACAAAGGAGAAAAAAATGGGTGAATTTGATGACGCATGGAAAGCTAGTGTCCGTAAGGTACTAGACAAAAAGAAAAAAAAGCAGAAGTATATAGTATGTAGGAATTGCAAAGGAAACGGTTATATTGTTGCTGAGAGACTTTCAAAGAAACACTTACGCACAGAAACTTGTAAAGACTGTGGTGGAAGTGGGCATTTAGGTTCTATAGATGTCGAAGAAAAAAATATGGAACAAAGGTCTCAAGTATAAATTATCCGATTCAATAAAATCTAAGGAGTTTTCTAACGATAAAGTTTTCGTAGAAAACTCTTCCTATCCTAGACATAGACTTAAAGAACGAATCATAAAACAAGAATTACTACCGTATGGTTGTGACCTTTGTGGATTAAAAGCATGGGGTGGCAAAAAAATTATGCTTGTTTTAGATCACATCAATGGTATATCTAACGATAATAGATTAGAAAATTTGCGATTGGTATGTTCTAACTGTGATGCGTTATTACCTACTTATAAAAGTAAAAATCGTAAGAAATAATCTCACTAGCATAAAATAAAAAAACAATTTATGCTTATAGAATGAGTAGGAGAAAGAAACATATGTCCTTTTACGATCTTTTAAGTGAGTTGGTTGATGGGGATTTGTCTATGGATATCGATCCACGCAACATGGCACCTGATGATCGGCACACGTTTATTGATACTGTTTACGCAGATTACTTGTACTTCAAAAAAAATAAAAGCGTACACGCAGAACGCTATAAAGTCTTACTTGTTGATTTAATAAAGAATTATGGTCACTGATGTATCTACCCTCGACAGAAGTTCTTAAAATATTAGGGTATTCCAATTCCAAAGAAATAGTATTCACGCCTCGCAAACCAGAAGAAAAACTTTTTGTGTATGTTTTAATTAACGCTATTGAGGATGTCATGATCCATCAATCAGATAGAAAGGCTTCNTTGATCAAGTGTGAAGCTCATAATTGGTTGATTGGAATGAGTGAAGACTTTTGTACCATTTGTGAGTGGGCTTTGTTAGATCCAGAGTGTGTCAGAGATAGTTACATTAAGTCCTTGAAGAAAGATAAAATCAAATTTACTCACAGGCAAGTGTTATGGCAACATTATAATAGAACCCACAAAAAAATGAAGAAGTTAAATGATAAGGAAAAACGTAGGCAAAAAGGTACGTTACGAAATTTACGACTAAGGGTGTTAAGTAGTTCTACTGACTTTGTTTCTACATCTTTCTTGTCTGTTATATAATTACCAATGTCTTATGACGTTTACTATAATAGCAACGCATGTACATATATGAAGCACGACCCACGCTGAACGGATCAAGGCTACGGTGTCAGCTTTCTTTTTATCATTGTATGCTTTAGTGCCTAATGACTTACACCAATACTTCCATATATTATTAGTCACTTTCTTTTGTNACCTTCTTAGGTGTGACATCAATAATGTTTTTGGCTTCACCAATTTTGCCTTCTAACTCTTCTAATCGTTTCTCTAATTGATCTCTACTCATGCCTTCTAAGGTAGAATGTGTGATTTGTTTATGATCTACATACAACCCAGCTAACTGACCAGAACGATACTCAGCATTAATGGATGCAGTGTATTGTCCCTTGGCTGATGATTGGTCTCTTAGGTCATCTAGGATCTTGTATCTTCTTAATTTGTCCTTCTCGTATATCTCACGCTCCTCGCCTAACTTCTTTTCTAAATATCGACAGACATGTGGGTTGATATCTGGGTTCGTGAGTTTCGAAGCGAGAACCATGGCACTCTCTCTAGTTTTCGTGTTGTAACCACTCTCGATCAACGCATCGGTCTTTGTTATCTTGCCCCACTTCTCTACAAGTATGTCTATAAACTTCTTTTGTTTGTCAGTAAGATCACTTATTGATCTAAATTCTCTTCTTTTTTGAGCCATAACGAATCACTTTCCTTGTTTATTTCATTCCTAGTTTACTATAAAGCACTCACTTAGAAAATAAAAAATAAAACAAAAATGCACAAAAAACAATCCTAGAAACTTTATTTTTCCCAAAATCTAGGAATTTTTCCCAAAGTTTTCCCAAAACTAAATCTCTGTAAGGGTATGTTTTCTCTTATTTTTCCCAGTTTCCTAAAATATTTGCTGATTCTACGCTTTCATTTTTTTTTTTTTTCTAAGCAAGTGCTTTATAGGAAATTGGGAAATTGGGAAAAGTATTTCTTGTAAACTTATCTAGCTGTGATATATTTTAATCATAACAAAGGAGAATAACAAATGACAAAAATAAATATAGATATAGAAGGAATAATAGAAGACAGTGTAGAGTTTTCTTTTGGTGACATCCTGAGAAAAGGACTAGAAGGCATTGGTGGTTCTGACATAAATGGTGTACAAAACGATATTAAAAGAAGAATAGTTAGAATTAATGAAGATGCAGATTATAACAAAGTTAAGGTTTCTGACTTTGATATAAGAATGATGATAAGTAAAGCAATTAAAAAAATTGAAATGGAGAATAATTAATGACTAAAATAAATTTAACGGTAAACGAAATAAAAGTTTTAAATCATTGTCTTAATTATGATGATGATAGAGAAGCTCAACTATCAGATAATTGGAGTGATATTAGCCCATCTGACATAATGAAAGACTTTAAATGGTCTAAAGAAAAAGTTGGTGGAGTTATCTCTAGTTTAGAGAAAAAAGAATTAGCTTGGTCTGAGTCAGAATCTAATAAGTATGGATATGTTCCTGCAACACTATGGCTTACTGATAATGGTGTAAATGCAATTTATGATTATAAAGAAACTAAGGAGATTGCATAATTTCTAATAGCATTTCTTGTAGCCCTCTTCGGAGGGTTACTACAAGTGCTACAACACTTGGTTTAATAACAAAGGAGAATAACAAATGTATTTATATTATGTATCGCACAATAAACATGGTGTAAGAACACTAGAAGCTAAAAATACTTACAATGCATGTAAGAAGTTTGCTTCTCTTTTTAATTTAAAGAGTACGTCTGGTATTAGTGCTTACATTATGACAAAGAAGGTGGTGGCTAATGAGTAACCCAATAGAACTTATTAAAAAATTATGTCAGGATGAGTTAGATGATAACAACAAACATCCTTACGATAATTCAGTAGATAGTTTTGAACAAGGATTTTTGGGTGGCAGANTAGAACTAGCACACAGTATTTTAACAATGATAGAAAAACAAAAAGGAGAAAAAGATGAGTAAATTTAAAAGTCATTTAATGGAACAAGAACAAAAATTAGACGAGCAAATAATATTCATGAATAAAATGATTAATGACACACAGTCAGTTATTGATAAATCTAATGACACTTGGGTAATAAGATATTGGACTAACGTAAGAAACACACTAGAAAAAGACCAAGATAAATTGACTAAGCAGAAGACTGGAATTAGTTATTGATATTCCTTAAACAATAGTTTAGGGTTGTTTTGTCACACTTCAGTGACTATCCTTTGTTGCACCTGAAGCGTCATTTCTTTGGGTGCACTTTTTATTTGGAGATCCATTATGGAAAAGAACATATGGTCAGCACTTAACCAGATACAAAAGAAAGAAAGCACATGGAATTGTATGAGGGTTGAATCCACTACTATTAACGGAATACCAGACGTACACGCTTGTATAAAAGGTAAGTCATTCTGGTTAGAATTAAAAGCTAATGATGATAAGAAACTAGGCTTATCTAAATATCAAATACTTTGGCAGTTAGATTACCTCAAGGTTGGAGGCAATGTAGTTAACCTAGTTTTAGCCCCTTCGCAGAGGACGCTCAAACTTGTGAGACTTGTTCCTAGTTTGTACTCGTTTTGTTCTGGTAATGTTCCTGAAGTAGAACGGTTCGATACAATTGCTACAAAAAAATATACACTGCAAAACTTACGTCAAATAATTAACTCGGCAACTGATTCGTTTAACTAGTTCGCATAACACACATTATGTTAAATAACTGCATTTGTTCGTGGTTTGTTCTGATATGTCAAAAAAGAAGGCTCAGGATAAAAGGTAAAAGGTCAAGGTTTTTTTTTTATTTTTTTTAAGGTCGCAAAAATTTATGGTACCACAGATCAGTGTATAGGTTGAGTTACATACATACATATAGGGAGTAAACATATCGTTTTTTTTATGTTATAAGAGGCTCATGGTAAAAAAATTACAAAAAAATTCTTTATATTCTCAATATGATATGGATAATGACGGTATTGTATCTGATGAGGAGCTTGAAAATATGAAAGAAATTAAAAAAACAGAACATGAACTAAGAAAGCATAGAGCTCAAAGAAGAATGGCAACATTTACTTTAGTAGGAATGGGTTTATTTACTGCAATGATGTTCATGCCATTTATGTCTATAGAAAAAATTGAGGCTCTAAGTGATATTAGTAATTTGTTTTATATTAGTGGAGCTGGTATTGTTGGTGCTTATATGGGTGCTACAGCATGGATGTCAAAAAAATAATGAGTGTTGACCATTTAACAACAGACAGACTTAGATTAAGAGTTGAAAAAGT